GTTAATACGGCTACATTGCATAGCGCATTGATCTTCCCAGCCTCAAAGTCCTCCAGTATTTGCACTCTTTCTTTCAGGGGCGTTTCAGCGGTGACACAGGCGGCAGCGATACCAAACTGTTTTAAGAACATAGCCATCTTGTTTGCATGAAGCACACTGACGCAGAAGAAAACTGTACTGGTTCTTCCTTTAGTGTAGGCCTTTTCAATCCAGTCATTAATGATAGCGATGATAGTGTTATCACCCATGGCTATACGTTCAAGGTCAGACTCACGGTAGTCACCGCCTTTGAACTTTACCCTTGCGGTAGATGCATCAATCACTGCATCGTCATTCACCTTATAAGCAGATAACCTGCATAAAAACTTTTCTTTGATCAGGTCAATGATCTCAGCACGGTACGCAACTCCTCCAAAGAAGTGATCGTCCATGCCGTAGATCCATCCCTGACCCATGCGATATGGTGTGGCTGTCACACCCAATACTTTTGGACAACCAATCTCTTCAAAGTGATCAATAATCTTGCGATATCGACTGCCCTTCTCAGTACCTACATGATGGGCTTCATCTATGATGATGTAGTCGTAAGGATAGCTTTTATCTAATCTGGTTCTGGATGCCAACGTATCTCGACTGGCTACCACAATGGGGGCTGTTTGGTTAAATTCTTTTAGACTAGCAGCCAGTATACCTATTGGTGCATCTGGCCACACAGATTGAATCTTATCCACTGCTTGTCTGATTAGCTCTTGTCTGTGAGCCAATATCAAGAATCGTTTACCTGGATTGTCTTCGTATAACTGTTTGATAAGTGTAGCAAAAACAATGGTCTTTCCTGCGCCAGTAGGCAGAACAATCAACGGATAAGTTGTTTCTTCTTCAAACCAGCAGTGAGCTTTTTCCAAAGCTTTTTTCTGATAGTTTCTAAGTTCCATGCCTCCCCTTCTTAATTAAGTGCATGATTTATAGTTAAAATAATTGCCATCACTGCTGATGACCCAAACACAGACGCTGTCACTGTTTTCCAATCTATGTTTTTTGACAGAGATTTTCCTTTGTATCTTTTGACCTTCGCTAATTTTCGTAAGGCTTCTCTGTCTGCATCCTCAAGAATCCCTCGTTTGAGATTTTTCAAAAGTTGATTAACAGGCTTTTCTTTCTCACGCCTCTCCTCGTACTTTCTGCAATACTCTGCATTAGTTCTCAAGTAATGGTCAACATCAGCTATCTGATATTCAATGCAGTCAAAAATATTGTCTGGCTTTATCTCTTTCACAAAGCCTTGATACACGGCATGTCTTACTTTCTTACGAACTATTCTCTCATCGTATGTGCCTTTCCTATTTGGAACTAGAGGATTTCTTTGCCAACTAGAACACTTAGGATTAGCATCAATCATTATTGCAATCTCTTGTGCGTTACCTCGATGGTTATCGCTGACCTCATACACGGCACGATACACATCATACACTTGTGAATTTTTGTTGCCTGGTAAAGGAGCAAGACTATCGTCTTTCTTGTACCAGCTTTCTTTGCATACACTCATTTACTTACCCCCAAAGTTTTTTTGAAATGCGCTTTTAATATCTGCTCGTATTCTTCAAAGGTCATAACATCATTGATCGATCTAGCCTTTAAAGAACAACGATCATGCAACTGAATGTTAGATTCATAACAAGTCTCATTACTCGCTATGCCCATATACATTCCATTTTTTTCAATAGAAGTGATTTCAATCCAGATCCATTCAGTGGGCTCACTAGGAGAAAAAGGTTGATATACCCCACACTTAACAAAGTCTTTAACTTTTAGTTTTTTAATTCTCTTTTGAAAAGCTTTGAAATCAGACTCTGACATTGCATCTTTTTTATCTGATTCTACACCTACCCACATCTCATGATCGTGAACGACCATTCCTTTTTTCCTGCGCTCATTTATCATCATTGACCACTGAACTTCAGGATCAGACATGAGCTCTTGTTTTTCATACTCTTGCCTTTCCTCATCAGACATGTTTTCCAACATCTCAATATGTGCGTCTGAGTTTCTTCCCATAACTGATTCTCCAATTTATTCGTCTATTAATGCATCGTCCTGAATCATCTTGCGATGTACCAATGCGTCTTGCTTTGTCTTTCCTAAATGCCAAGTTACTAAGTCTGGGCTTTCAGCATGAAGATAAAGATGAAAGACAGACCACTCAGCCATCTGAGCAAGCACTTGTATCTGGGTTAAATTTTCAGAGAGATTACCATCCAGAAAATTTTTGAAGTTATCTTGAAGCATCTCAATCTCTTCCTTTTGTTCTGGTGTTATCTCATATATTTCTTTTGCCATACCGACCTCCTATAGAAAACAAAAAGTGGTGGATCGACAGGGAAGCAAATAAGAATCTGCGAGACCCCCCTGCCGTTTGGACAACGATGCCACCTCACCGTTCATGCACCTCGCAGAAGTGATTAAGGTTTAGACCAATTGATAGCTGGTCCTGTTTGTGCTTGTGGTGCAGCGGCTTGAGGCTGTGCTTGAGGCGCAACTGCTTGTGGTGCAGGCTGTGCAACCGGAGCTTGAGGTTGTGGTTGAGGTTGAGGTTGATCACCCCCTTTGTAATTAAAGGTGCTGATCCTGTTTTTATCTGGATACAGACCGCCTTTACCATCAGGAGCGCCAGGTTCAATAACAATATGAACAGGACAAGGGCGGTTCATAGATGCCATAACTGTTTGTAATCCAATATCAGTCATGGATACATCAATGCCGACCCCTTCCGCAAGCGCCTTCAATCTTCCTAAACTAGCGACATTTTGGCTACCGTCTTTGTTGACGATTACAAATGTCTCAAAGATTCTCCTGTTAACGTGCGAAGGACCAACAACAGAAAATTGAATATCTATTCCTTGAGCCCCTGATTTATATGGCTGCGATCCTTCAACCTGTGCTGATCGCTCAATTACTTCAATTCCCTCTACCAAATAAGATCCCTCTGGTATGGGTCCAGTAATCCCTTGTTGATTTGAATCAACATGTGACCATGATAGTCCATCAAGTATACTTTTTGTCATAGCTATTTTCCTCCTTTAGCTACTTTAGTTTCTGGTGATTGCGCTGGGTTCAACGCTTTAGTGTATTCGTCAATGAATGTTGGCCAACTCAAAGGCATCTTTTCTGGTAGCGCAATCCTAGACTTGGCATCAAATCCTGCTGAGAATTTGGTGTGCATGGATCGGTTACCATAACTTTTTGCTTTGGCTTTACTGCCGTCTTTCATTAATGATGTTTCAAATGCTGCGAACAAATTGAAATCAACCCAGTCTTTGATGAGACTGTTGACTCCCTTTGAGCAACGCATCTCCCACCTATCATAAGGTTCAGATAAGTTTGGATCGTTGTGCGGCTTGATATGCACATGACTCAGAAGAATCACGTTCATATTTTTCTCTTCACGCAATGTATTAAGATTATTTAATAATCCTTGAAAACGCTCTTTGACAGCGGTAAATCCTTTGCCAAATCCAGGCTTCTCAATCGAAAGATTGTTAGCTGAATCACGCCAATTGTTTTGTTCACATACATGAATCTCGCAAAGCGCATGGGCAGCATCTGTCGTATCCAACACAACTGTTTTGTAATCGTGTTCTGTTTCGTACAACGCCATAAGGTTGTCAAAAATCTGAGTCCAAGTTTCACATTTTGGAAAACGAGCTACATCTTTAATGTAATCTAGTCCGTCCTCCGCTTGAATGAAGATTGGTTTATCTGCGTTTGCCGCAAAGGTACTCTTACCTATACCGTCTTGACCCTGTAAGTTAATCCGCATAGGGATGTAACTAGCTTCGGGCGGCAAGACAGGTTGGGTAACAATGCTTTGCATCAACGCATTTGCTGCGGCTGTAGCTGTATTAGCATTCATTAGTTTCCTCCTGTGCTTTTCTAAAAGTTTCAATGTTAATTTTTTTGATAGAAGGATCACCTAACTTAGTAGTCATGGCGTTCTTATAAAAGGTGTCGTCATGATCGACTAACCACTTTTTATATTCTTTCATGTTTACTTTGTAGCGAGTTTCTACCGTGAGAAAAGGAGGAGGATCTAAATCACCAAGAATCTTTGCGAGTTCTTGTTCATCCCAGACGTATTCTTTTTTCTTCGCAAAAGTAATACCGTCTTGGGTTCTCTCTCCACCTTGATTTGAAAGCAAATTAAGTGATTCTTTTGCTTCAGGACTATCGAGGACTAGTCTAGTAAGTTTATCAATCTTCTTACCAAGTTCATCCTTCAACTTTTTTGCAGAGTCTAATTGTTCAACTAGCTCTCTATAATTTGGGACAACAGCGCTCCCTATACCTTCTTTCATGTACTCTCCTTCTTTTACTTACTCTCTCATCCACGACCAAGAATAGCATATGCAAAACTATAATCAACAAATGAATTAACTTTTTTTATTTTTTTTAAATATTGCGATTTGCCATTTCATTTTATATTATCTGAACCTGGTTAACCGGAGTAAAAAAATGAATGACAGCGTGAAGAAAGTGGGTGGCGTTCTCATTGAAGAAGTACCCATAGAAAAAAGCTTTCGCAAAAAAGATGGTAAGTGGCAAGAAATATTAAAAGCCATGGAGGTCGGTCAGTCTTTTGTGATTGATGAAACGGAAGACAAGAGCATGAGTCAAATGACTGCCATCAGAGCCTCTGCAAAAGGCTTGGGAATGAAAGTAAGGGGAATAAAAATCAGTGAATACGCCAGAAGGGTACAGCGGACAGAGTAATACGCATTTCTTCCAGGCTAAGTTTGATGGTCAGGAAATTACGCATGAAGAAAAAGGCGATTGGCTACACGATATGTGGGAGCATGGTCTGCATATCATTCCGTGTGGTTCTCCGCATGAGATAGTCCCAGCTTACTACAGAAAGAGACATCCTTTTGATGACGAGCTCGCACTCAAAGCAAAGTGGGCAAAGACTCCTCGCATTAACTGGTCACACTACCAGAACATCCAGCCATCAGATGAAGAGATTCAGCAATGGCATGAACAATATCCTCAAGCTAACTGGGCAGCTATCACAGGCATAAGCTTTGTAGTCATCGATGCAGATTCTGATGAAGCAGTCGATTGGATAGGGGCTGGTTCTATCACTCAGACTCCTTTGATTCAAAGAACACCTAGGGGCGGGGCTCATTACTTCTATGGTTTAGGAACAAACGAGGTAAAGACTGGCGCTGGAGCCAGAAAGATAGACACTCGTGGTAAAGGCGGCTATGTCATGGTTGCACCTTCCGCAGGATACACCATGTTGTGTAATCAAAGTGTTGGTCTTAGTTCCATGGATGAACTGCCGTGGCTATCTGAGCAAGACATTGCAAGCATTTCTTCCTTCAACGGATCGAATGATACGAGCAGTGACATCAGAGAGAAGCTGAATGAAGAGGCTGCAAAAGAAGGCGGACGCAATGACAAGTTAGCTAGGTTAGTTGGTAAGTGGATTAAAGAAGGTTGGGGGATGCGAGAGATCCTAATCAAGGCTCAAGACTGGAATCAAACTTGTGAGCCACCTATGTCTATTGTTGAAGCGGCAACCACCACACTGAGTATCTGTCAGGGACACGTTAAAAGATTCCCAGAAGACATACACGCAGGCGTGAACGAATGGAAGACCAGTGAGTGGCAGACACAGATCAGCGCTGACCTCAAAGAAATACAGGATCAGGAATACCCGGAAGAAGTAGAAGAGAAACCAACGCAGGGACCGCTTGGGCTTGTGCCATTTGGAGATAAAGAATGGCAAGAAGAAGTGCAGAAAGATTCGGTCGAACAGTATTGGGGCGATGCATTTATCTTCAAGCAGAGCAGGGTTCTATTATTGGGCAAGCCAAAGATAGGTAAGAGTAACTTCCTTGGTGCGTTTGCAGCAGGGGCTTGCACTGGCACAGACTTCTTGGGCGTACCATTTAGTAAGCCTTTGAAAGTTATGTGGTTTCAGGCAGAGATAATCAAAGAGTTTCTTAAAGATCGTATCGAAACATACTTCAGGCGGTTCGCAGATGACGAAGATCTGGTGCGCATGGGTTACCAAAATCTGATTGTGTCGGGCAGACTAAGAAAGAACCTGATGACTGATCAGGATATTCAGGCGTTTCACGATGAGATCCAGTTTCACAAACCAGACATTGTATTGATCGACCCAATCATCAACTTTTTTGACGGTGAAGAAAACAGTAATACGGAGATCAGGAAGTTACTGGATCGGGTAGATAAACTGATAGAGCTCAATGATATCTGCGTGGTGCTGGCACATCACACTGGCAAGGAAAGGGCAGATGACAAGTCGTTTATGTCAGCACGAGGTGGCTCAGTCTTTACCGGGTGGTTCGACTCCGGCATTAAACTGGCAGGAGATAAGCCAAACGTACAGTTCTATTATGAAGCTCGTAATGCCAAAGACCCTGATGAACACATGGCCTCGTTTGATTTCAACCTTGGTGTCTGGGAGATCTCTGATCTAGGTAAGCGCATGACAAGGGAGATATCTACAGAAGATGAGGTGGCGATTGCACAACTGGTTCACAAAGGCATGGAAGTTAATAAGTATTACAAGCGTAACGAGATGGAGTTGATAGCTAAGACACAACTCAGAAGACACAATAAAAGCAATGGAAATAAAGCGTGTCAGAGAGCAGTGAGTTATGTTCAAAAACACATGAGTGATAAAGTATTAACATTCAGTATGCCCGGTTTGGCCATGTGGCACTACCGTGCAGAGAACACAACGGCCAAGCCGTGGGAGATAGATCAATAAATTAGGAGATTAGACATGGGATTTTTTAAAGAATGGATAGGTAAGTTGTTTGGTAAACAGCAAGAGTCTTTTTCTGAAAAGACATCTAATGTCATTGAGAAGGTCAAGGTAAGGACTCGTGATGCAAAGGGTAGGTTTATAGCTGATGATCCTAAGACCCCAGAGAATGAGGCTTGGACAGAGAAAGAGAGAGAGTGGCCAGGTAGAGAGTGATGGTTAAACTCTATCTGTTTACGATGAGTTTCTACACGTTGCTGGCAAGCTACGACACGATGATGGAATGCACACGAGCAGCGTCATTAATACATGAAGACTATCGGTATGACCCGACAATCAAGTTCTCTCTCTATTGTATGAGGGTAGAGATAGATGAAGAGGAGTTGCTGACAAAAGGGAGAGTGGTGGAATGGCAAGGAAAATAATAGAGCAACAGTATATTTATAAGGCGGAGGTAGATCGGGTGGTCGATGGTGACACGGTCGATGTCCTGCTTGATCTGTCATTCGGTGTCTACCGGAAGGTGAGGATCAGAGCCAATGGCATAGATACTCCAGAGTCACGCACGAGGAACAAGGCAGAGAAAGTATTGGGTCTCGCTGCAAAGAAACGAATGAAGGTGTTATGTGGTAAGGAGATCTATGTAGAGTCCCTTAATGGCGGCAAGCTGGACAAGTATGGGCGGTTATTAGCTGACATGTATACTCATGGTAGCAGGCGTGATATTTGTAAGATACTTATCGAGGAGGGGCATGCAGTCAAATATGATGGTGGTAAGAAGAAGCATGTCTGGGCGTGATGATATCAACCCCTCGCACTATCGGTCAGGGTCGATTGAGTGCATTGATTCAATCAAAGCAAGCATGTCGAGAGAGGCATTTCATGGGTATCTCAAGGGATCTGTCATGAAATACTTGTGGCGTTACGAGGACAAGCACAGAGATCAGCAGGGTGGGGTCGTTACAGACCTAGAGAAATGCCGTTGGTTTTTGAATAGGTTGATTGATGAAAATAAAAATTGAGTTGGATACAGAAAACATTGATGACCGGAACATGATTAATCGGTGGATGAATATACTAGAAGACAGTCAGGAGAGAGACATTGCTCAAGAACATTATGAAGAGAACGAGGGAGCAGATACTCAAGGAAGAGCGTGATCCTTGTGTCATTTGTGGCACAACAAACCCTCAAAAATTCAGCGCCAGAATCATGCAGAGCAGCATGTGCATGGTTTGTAATCGTAGCCCTAATGAAACTATCAGGAACGCTCGATTTGTTTACGAGGGAAACAAAGCAAACAGGCTTTTTAATCAGGCTCCAGATGCAAACTGGGTGCATAAAGAGTTAAGAAGGATTGGTATCTATGTCCCTGATTATCGGGGATCGTCTGATCATTAATAAAATAGGGGTCGGCTCTGAAAGATGGAACTAAGGAGAAAACATCCCCCAGAGCCTCCCCCAATCCAGGGGATTTAAATCATAGCAGGGGAACAAACTAGAAAAAAAACCTGCTACGTTGAGAAGTATAGCAGGTGAAAATAAAAATAAAAGAGGGTCGTTTAGGGGGGCGGTTGAAAAACACTTAGGAGAGAAAGTTAAAGTAAATTCTAAGCAAAAGGTAGGGTCAAATAGGTAGGGTCAACAAAAAGGCGGGTCATGGTTTTGGAGGGTACAAAGTTGTTTAATATCAATAAGTTAGGGGTAGGGTCAGTAGGGTCAGGCTTGACCTAGGTTGACTTGGGTTGACCCATGCTCTGCAGCCCTTTAAAAATGGGGTGGGTCAATGGGTCAGTAGGGTCATCCCTAAAGGGAGAGAAATATATATACATATTCTCTACCGCAACTCCTTTAGGTTAGGGGAAAAAAATTTTTAGTGAGTGTGAGAGGTAGCAATGGGTAACATGTTATTTGAGCAGGAAGAATTTGCGAAGAGAGGGTTGGCAAAAAGAAAGCAATTGTCTCCAAAGCAAGAGAAGTTTGCGCAGTTGTTTGTGAATGGAGATCTGACGAAGAAGGAGTGTGCAATTCGGGCAGGATATAAAAATCCAAGCGTGAGCTCTTCTAATCTTTTGCATCATGTGAATTATAAGCATGTTCAGGAACGGATCGCTGAGTTAACTGAGGCCACCCAGTTGAGGTATGGGATTACCTTTGAGAAAACAGCGAGGGATTTGAAAATGATTAGGGATGCAGCACTGGAGGATGGTGCATACGGACCTGCGATTACTGCAGAGGTTGCAAGAGCCAAGCTTGCAGGCTTGATGGTTGACAAGAAGGAGATCAAGACAGGGAAGATTGATCAGATGGATCGAGGGGAAGTTGAATCCAGGCTTCGCAGTTTGATTGAGAAGCATGGACTCAATGTGAATACAACTAGGGAGGATGTGGAAGATGCGGAGTTTGAAGAGGTCATCGAGGACGAAGAGATCGAAGATGAAGTCCAAGGCAGCGAAGAAGATATTCATGATGACGAAGAAGAAAATGAAGATGGTTGATCATATTAGCTTGTCCTCCAAGTCTCAGGTCTGAAGGTATGACGCTTGCGCTCTTTCTTTGTTACCCTTCGTTTGTTGTCAATTGATTGCTTGAGTTTGAACATGTAAGTCCGGTGGGCAGTCGAGCAATAGCGTTCACCCTTCATGTTGTTTGCGTTTGATGTGAATGGTTTATCACACCAGTTGCAGACGTATGATTTTTGCTTATGGCTTTTGTGAAGGGTGGAGGAGTTGGGGCGTAGTCCGCCCCTCCCAGATTTGAATTTAAACTCTACCATTCAAGACCTCCCATGCTCTGGCGGCTGTTTGGGGGACAACTCCGTTACCCAAGAGTCTAATTCTGTCCACCCGGTCGGGACACCCATTAACCACTCGACCCAGTCCGGGTTCAACTGGCCACTGGTTTTTGCTCTGCCTCCAGCCTGATCTATCACTTCTGTTGTGAGAGATTTTTGTGTGCCTTTCTTGTTCGGGTCGCTTCGATCTTGGTA